TGAGACAGAACTTGCGAATATCCTTTCAACTGAAATTTTGGCTGAAATGAATCGTGAGATCGTTCGTTTAGTAAACCTTAACTCAGTAACATCTACTCGCGGTGCATCTGCTGGTGTATGGAATGCGACTAACGCACCTGATAACGGTGGTGCTAGATGGTCAGTTGAGCGTTATAAAGCTCTAGCTCAAGCTATTCAGCATGAAGCTAACCAAATTGCTGTTTCTACTCGTCGTGGAAAGGGTAACTGGGTAATCGTATCTAACAACGTTGCTGCGGCTCTAAATGCTGCTGGCGTTATGGATACTGGTTTAGGTCTACAAGGTCCAAATACTTTAGATTCAGATGTAACTGGAACTCTAATGGCTGGTACTATATATGGTTCTATGAAAGTATATATCGATCCATATGCGACTGTAGATTATTTCAACGTTGGTTATAAGGGTACTAACCCATATGACGCTGGAATGTTCTATTGCCCATACGTACCATTAAGCATGATGAAGACAATTGGTGAGAATGATTTCCAACCAAGAATCGGATTCAAGACTCGTTACGGTATTGCTGACAATCCATTTGTCACAGCTGGTGCTGGTAACAACGTATACTACAGAAAACGTAAGGTTACTAGCCTGTAATTTTCTAAATATACACAGTGAAATCCCCCTTAATTGGGGGATTTTTCTTTATAAATAACATTATGCCAAACTTTTTAAATCCATCGTCGTTTGTTTTAACTCTAGATAGCCAGTCTTATTCTGGAGCAGAATTTACGATTCAAACAATGATCCTTCCAGATGTATCTGCTACAGGTGCAGAATTAAACTATCAACAAATCAATGTAGGAAGAGCCAGTGATAAAATCACTTTTGGTACATTTGAAATATCATATCTTATTGATGAAGATCTTTTAAACTATAAAGAGATCTTTGATTGGATGAAATCAAATGTGGAAACAAAACATTCAACTACTACAAGCTCAGACCATTACCGTGATATGACACTTACTGTAATGAACTCGGCAAACAATGTAACAAAACAAATCAAATTTGTAGATGCTTACCCGACAAGTCTTTCATCTATTCCATTTGATATCACGACAACTGATGTAGAATATCTTACAGCAGTTGCATCTTTCTCATATTCTTATTATACATTCATATAAACTATGGAAACTAAATTGGTTATGTGGACATGTGTCTGCATGGTGTTTATGTTGAGCTTTATGTATGGCGCTATGAATTTAATAGCAAGTTATGTACATTAGGTAAAACTATGATATAATAGGTCTATGGCCGAAATGAAAAATTATAAGATTATAAACAATGCTATAAGTAAAGAGTTGGCAGGCTTTATATACGATTACTTTTTAATTAAAAGAAGAGTTGCTCGAAAGTTATTTGATGATGGATATATCTCACCAGATACACCTGACTTCGGTGTATGGAGCGATAAACAAATACCAAATACATATTCGCATTATGCTGATATCGTAATGGAAACACTATTAGAAAAAATTAAACCTGTTATGGAAAAAAATACAGGATTAAAAGTTTTACCTACATATACATATGCTAGAATATACAAGAAAGGTGATATATTAAAAAGACATAAAGATAGACCATCGTGTGAAATATCCACTACAATAAATTTAGGCGGTGATAGCTGGCCTATATATCTAGAACCTTCAGGTGAGAAAGGAAAAGAAGGTGTAAAAGTTAATTTAAACCCTGGTGATATGTTGATATATCGTGGGTGTGAATTAGAACATTGGCGAGAAGCTTTTGAAGGTGATAATTGTGGTCAAGTGTTTCTTCACTATAATGACGCAAATAGCTCCGAAGGGCAAAAGAATATATATGATGGTAGACCATTTATTGGGTTGCCTCAGAAGTATAAAAAGAAACTATAAATAACTATATTATTATGAATATTGAACAAGTACTAGAAATGTGGAAGGAAGATTCCATAATAGATGATTTAAAATTAGATGACACTACTATTAAGATGGCACGTGTGCATAGTAAGTACTTAGAGTTAATTACTATCTCTAAGATGCGTAGAAAGAAAAAAGATCTTGACTATAAAACGTTGCTTAAAGATAAGTGGTTATATTATAATGGTAAACTATCTAAAGATCAGATAGATGCATTTAAATGGGAATACGATCCATTTGGTGGTTTGAATAAACCATTGAAAGGTGATATGAATTATTATTATGATGCAGATACTGATATCCAAAAAGCTCAAGCAGCACTTGAATATGATAAGGTTCTTATTGAAACATTAGAAGAAATTATGTCTACTATACGGTGGAGACATCAAAACATTGGTAATATAATTAAATGGAGATCCTTTGAAGCAGGAGTTTGATAAGAAAACACTCGAGCTATTATTGATAAACTATACTAATATCAATAATGATTTAAGAAAGCCATGTGCTGAGAAATCTAAGTTTGAGAAGTTAATCAAAGAAACAACAGAAGCATTAGCAAAAGCTAAAGACCCTATTGTATATAAAGATGGAATGACTGCAATGGAATTTGCCATACACTTAGCACATGGAAGAAATAACACTACAAACTAAAGATGCAGCATTCCTTTATGTTGATTGTGACGATAAAGGAATCATACAAGAACTAGCAGAGTATTTTACATTCTTTGTTCCTGGTTATAAATTCATGCCACAGTTTAGAAATAAAATGTGGGATGGTAAGGTAAGACTACTTAATCTAAGAGACCAATCTATATATTCTGGTCTATACAAATATATTAAATCATTTGCTGCAGATAGAAATATAGCAGTAAAAATTTTACCTCATGGTATTAAGTCAGAGGCTAACCTTCCTGGTGCACATCAAGAAGTCGATATGTCTTTTATCGATGAATATATATTACCATTCAAGCCAAGAGATTACCAGTTAGATGCAGTACAATATGCACTTGAGAATAAACGAGGATTATTAGTAAGTCCTACAGCCTCAGGTAAATCTTATATCATATATCTTATGATGAGATACTACTTAGATATGAGCTATGACCATATTGCAGATAAGGTATTACTAATTGTTCCTACTACATCACTTGTTAAACAAATGGTGGGAGACTTTGCGAAGTACTCAGAACATGACGCGTTGTTTGATGCAGAAGGTATGTGCCACGAAATTATGGCTGGTAAAGATAAAGGTCATAAGACTAAAAAGATCTATGTGTCTACATGGCAATCTATATACAAAATGCAGAAAGGATATTTCGAACAGTTTGGTATGGTGATTGGTGATGAGGCTCATGGATTTAAAGCTAAATCACTTACAAGTATCCTAACTAAATGTGTGAATGCAAATTATCGATATGGCTTAACAGGTACATTAGATGGTACACAAACACATAAGCTTGTCCTCGAAGGTTTATTTGGACCACATAAGAATATCACAACAAGTAAAGAATTAATCGATCGTGGTGATCTTGCTAATATATCGATTGATGTATTATTACTTAAACATAAAGATGAGCATTGTAAAGAAGTAAGTAAGATGAAATACCAAGACGAAGTAGATTGGATTGTTACATCATCTAAACGAAATAACTTTATAAAGAATTTAGCTATCGATCTAAAAGGTAACACATTAGTATTATTCCAATATGTAGAGAAGCATGGTGAACCACTGTTTAGATTAATAGATGGTGCAACAGATGATAAGCGCAAAGTGTTTTATGTAAGCGGTAAGACACCTGCTGACACGCGCGAAGAAATTAGAGCTATCACCGAACAAGAGTCTAATGCTATATTAGTCTGTTCATATGGTACATTCTCTACAGGTATAAATATAGTTAACCTACATAATATTATATTTGCTTCACCTAGTAAGAGTCAGATAAGAGTATTGCAAAGTATTGGTAGAGGATTAAGAAAGAGTACACTTGATACAACGGTATATGACATTGCAGATGACCTACATTGGAAAGCTAATAAGAATTATACATTAAATCATAGTGCTGAAAGAGTTAAAATATATTCAAAAGAAAGGTTCAAATTTAAGATCCACGAGGTGAAATTATTATAAATACATACATGGACAAACATTTCCCTGAAGACATATCACAGTTACCTGTAAAGCTTTTTAAGTTAGTATCAGGTGAATCAATTATTGCATATACACATAGTTTAGATGATGAATCTAATGGTGCACTTGTTGGTATAGAAGAACCGATGAGAGTACATGTTGAAGACATCGATCCATTAAACAATCATTATATTATGACACCATGGTTACCATTCTCTAATCAGAAATTACATGTCATAGAAGATTTTAATATCATGTTAACTTCTGATGTGAATGATGATGTTAAAGCACACTATATGAAAATTATATTAGATGAAATACAAAGTGACAAAGAGATGATTGAAGAACAAATGAAGGTAATGAAAGGAAACGCCACTACCCACTAATATACTATCCCCCCGCAAAGATACTCTTTTATTATAACATAGAAAAGCCGCTTTGTACACACTTTAACTAAAATAAATATGCAAATAACTGATAATGCTGCAACTAAAGTCGCCGGAATGAAATCCGGGGATGAACACCTACGTGTTTATATTACAGGTGGTGGATGTTCAGGTTTTAATTACGGTTTTATATTAGATAAGAAAATAATAGATGGTGATTTTAGTCTTGAGAAGAATGGTATGGAATTACGTATTGATCCAATGAGCTATCAATACTTAGAAGGAATTACAATTGATTATTTAGAAGATCTACAAGGATCACGGTTTAGTGTGACCAACCCACAAGCAAAAACAACATGCGGATGCGGCTCATCTTTTAGCGTTTAAGTATGTACAATTGACAATTATATGTTATAATGGTAATACATTTGAACTAATAGGAAATATATTATGCCTGAAAAAATTAAACCTAGAGACAAACCCCATTACGTAAACAATAGAGACTTCTCATATGCAGTAGTTGACTACGTAACTGAGGCAAACAAAGCCAAAGAGGCTGGCTCAAAGAATCCAGTAGTACCAGATTATATTGCAATATGCTTTATGAAGATCTGTGAAGGATTATCTCACAAGCCAAACTTTGTACGATATACATACCGAGATGAAATGGTAATGGATGGAGTAGAGAATTGTTTGAAAGCAATATACAATTATAGAATAGATGCAAGCACAAGAACTGGTAAGCCTAATGCATTTTCTTATTTCACACAGATAGCTTACTTTGCTTTTATTAGACGTATTGTAAAAGAAAAGAAACAAGCTGATATCAAATTCAAATTCATGGAGCAAGCAAACATTGAAGACTTTGTATCTTCTATTGACATGAATAGTCCAATTGACCAATCATTCCTTGATACACTTCGTGAGAAGATTTCTAAGATTAAAGAAGTGGATAAACAAGTAAAAGAGTTTGAGAAGGAAGAGAAGGTTAAAAAGAAAAAAGGTTTAGAATTGGTTATGGAATATGCATAAAATATATATTACTGGAATTGCTGGCTTTATAGGTTTTCATACAGCTGAGAAGTTAGCTATGCAAGGTTATGAAGTTGGTGGTGTAGATAACTTTAATGATTACTATGATCCTCAATTAAAACATGATAGGGCAAAGATATTAGAAGATAAGTATGGTATCAAAACATATAATCATGATATAGAGATTATCCCATGGAGACATCATCTAGAAAATTATGATGCAGTAATACACTTAGCTGCACATGCAGGTGTACGACATTCTTTAGAGAATCCACAAATGTATATTGATACAAATATAACTGGAACTCAAAGATTGATTCATGCATGTGAGGAATATGAAATACCTGTTGTATATGCTTCATCATCTACTGTAGATTCTGATCATCTTAATCCTTATGCTTGGTCTAAATATGTAAACGAAAAACAATTTGAAACATCTAAATTACTTTCAAGCGGCTTGAGGTTTTATACTGTTTATGGAGAGTATGGTAGACCTGACATGGCTTTGCATACATTCGCAGATCTTATGTCTCAAGGTAAAGCAATAGACATCTATAATGAAGGTGACATGCAAAGAGACTTTACTTATGTTGGTGATTTAGTTGATGGTATTGAAATTATATTAGAGTATATGCTTAACCAACCCCAAGAGAATCAACATGAAATATATGATCTTGGTACAGGTAAATCAAATGAGTTAATGGATTATATAGAATGTTTAGAGAATGAATTAGGCAGAGTATCTTTAAAGAACTATTTGCCTATGCATCCCGCAGATGTCAAATCTACACAAGCAAATATAGGTAAGGCTCAATCACTGGGATATAGTCCAAAGGTATCAATTCAAGAAGGAATTAAACATTTTGCAGATTGGTTTAAAAGTATGTACAATAAAGAAAACTATGATATAATGAAAGGATGAAAAACTTATTACTTATCGGTCACGGTGTTGTAGGTAAAGCTGTACACGAAGGTTTATCTAAAAATAATGTTATAGACATAGTAGATAAAGATCAGCATGAATTTACTTATGCAAAAGCATATGATGAATGGGATGGTATTATATTATGTTTACCTACACCTCAAGGTCCAACAGGTGAATGTGATGATATGTTAGTTGAACAATACATCCGTGTTATACGTAAGAAAGCACCAAAAGTTCCTATCCTTATTAAGTCAACTATCTCTGTAGAATTAGTTGATTTACTTTCAGAAGATAAAGCTTTAACATTTAATCCAGAATTTTTAACAGAAGCTGATTCGACAGAAGAATTTCAGAATCAACAATTTATTATATTTGGTGGACATCAATGTAGATATTGGTATGAGATCTTTCAGCAATCTGGTATATGGATGGGTGCTGTTAAATTTACTGATATGAGAACAGCGGCATACGCTAAATACACAATCAATTCATTTCTAGCCACAAAGGTTGTATTCTTTAATGAACTACATAGTATGTTTGGTGAAGATGGATTTGATGAATTAACACAAATAGTAAGTATGGATAATCGTATTGGCAGAAGTCATATGATGGTTCCTGGACCAGATAGAAAATACGGATTTGGTGGTATGTGCTTTCCAAAAGATACAAGTGCCTTTGTAAAATCTGGTAAAGGTAAACTTA